GGTGTTGGATATTGGTGGGCAAGCGTATCAGGATAAGGAACGGTATCCAACAGGTCCGTGGTGTAAAGTGGGGGACTATGTCATGTTCCGCGCTAACACAGGCACGCGTTTTAAAGTGGGCGGTATAGAATACCGGTTAATGAACGATGATTCCGTGGAAGCGGTAGTCGCAGATCCTCGTGGTGTAACACGAGCGTAGGAGTATATTATGGGTTTTGAGCAAGTAAGTTTTGAGTTCCCTGAAGGGGACGACGAGAAGAACACTATTGAGGTAGAACCTTCCAGTGCCCTAGGAATGGGTGAGGAAGTAGAAGCAGAAGTAGACGAGGTTGTCGAACCTGAAGTGGAGATTATTGATGATACTCCCCCGAAGGACCGTGGTAGACAGGCTTCTGAGCCACCTACGGAAGTAACCGACGAGGAGTTGGAAGACTACTCTGAGAAAGTACGTAAACGTATTAAGCACTTCAGTAAAGGATACCATGATGAACGACGTGCGAAAGAAGAAGCACTCCGCGAGCGTACAGAGTTAGAGCGGTTCACTCAGAAGTTGGTAGAAGAGAACAACACACTTAAGGGTACTGTTGGTAAAAACCAAACAGCCCTGTTAACTCAGGCCAAGCGATCCGCAGCTGCGGATCACGAAGAAGCCCGTAAGTCGTATAAGAGCGCTTATGAGGCCGGAGACTCCGAGGCGCTCCTACAGGCACAGGAGAAACTAACGGGTACTAAAATAAAGGTTGATAAGTTAGCTAACTTTAAGTTACCCTCTAGTACAGAGCAGAAAATTCCTGCAGCACCAGTAACAGCAGCACCAGCAGAGCAACAAATTCCTGTTGATGTCCGCGCTAATGACTGGGCTGCAGAAAACACGTGGTTCGGGGCTGATGAAGAAATGACCAGCCTAGCGCTAGGCTTACATAGTAAGCTGGTACGTGGTGGGGTAGACCCACAAAGTGATGATTACTACGAGAAGTTAAATACTCGTATGCGCGAAGTATTCCCAGATCAGTTTGAGGATACCGAGCAGAAGGCGAAGAGTCCTAAGCGAAGTAGCATGGTTGCCCCCGCATCGCGGAGCGCATCACCTAAGAAGGTGAAACTAACACGCACCCAAGTCAACATCGCAAAACGACTAGGAGTCCCATTAGAGTTGTACGCCCAAAAAGCTGCTGAAGAATCGAGGAAGTAACATGGCTGAAAATCGTTTAAATAGAACACAGACAACACGTGAAAAAACAGAACGCAAGCGTTCGTGGTCACGTCCTGAACTCCTACCTAACCCTAATCCGGAGGAAGGTTACGAATTTCATTGGGTCCGTATTAGCACCCAAGGTCAGGCAGATGCAATGAATGTCTCCTCAAAGCTACGCGAAGGTTGGGAGCCTGTTAAGGCTAGTGACCACCCAGAAATTACAATGGTATCTGTTGAGAATGAACGTTTCGCAGATAACGTGGTGATTGGTGGACTCATGCTATGTAAAGCCCCTACCGAGCTGGTTGAAGAACGGAATGACTATTATCGACAACAGTCAGATTCCCAGATTCGCTCAGTAGATAATAACTTAATGCGGGAGAACGACCCTCGTATGCCTATCTTTAATGATCGGCAAACAAAGGTTACTTTCGGTAAAGGAACTTAAAATTTAGGAGTCTAATATGGCTTACCCTACTATTGATGCCCCTTATGGGCTAAAACCCGTCAATTTGATTGGCGGTGAGGTGAATAACGGCGCTACGCGCTTAATTCCTATCGCCTCCGGTTACGCTGCCAACCTTTTCGCTGGCGATGTAGTTAAACTAGTTGCCGACGGCACACTAGAAAAGGATACTGGCACAGCTACTGCTACACCTGTTGGTGTTTTTGTTGGTTGTTCGTACACTGACCCATCTTTGGGTTATGTGTTGCATTCACAATACTTCCCGACTGGCACTGTTGCAAGTGACATTCTGGCTGTCGTTGTGGATAACCCTGATATGTTATTCAAGGTTGCTGTTGTTTCTTCTGGCTCTACCATGGGTGGCGTTGGTCGTACTGCAGTTGGCAACAACGCATCGTTAGTACAGAACGCTGGCTCAACCGCCTCTGGTAACTCGGCAGTCGCTGTACTACAGTCCACAGCAACTACCAACACACGCCCTGTGCGTATTGTTGATATCGTTCCTGAAACTGTAAATGCCTCTGGTAACTACACAGAAGTTCTTGTGAAGTGGAACACCGGTATGCACCAGTATCAAAATGCCACAGGCGTATAAGGAGTAAATTAGCATGGCTATTTCACGCGCACAATTACTAAAAGAACTACTACCGGGACTGAACGCACTGTTCGGCATGGAGTATAAGAAATATGGCGAAGAGCACAAGGAGATTTTTGAACAAGAAAGCTCCGACCGTTCCTTCGAGGAAGAAACCAAGCTGTCAGGCTTCAGCGCTGCACCTGTTAAGAACGAAGGCTCTGCCATCTCTTACGATGCCGCACAAGAAGCATGGACAGCACGCTACACGCACGAAACCATCGCAATGGGGTTTGCAATCACTGAAGAAGCGATTGAAGACAACTTGTACGACTCTTTGTCGTCTCGTTACACCAAAGCATTGGCTCGCGCTATGGCATACACTAAGCAAGTTAAAGCAGCGTCTATCTTGAATAACGCCTTTGACTCTAACCACACTTATGGCGATGGCACGACTTTGTGTTCCACTTCCCATACGTTGGTTAGCGGTGGAGCAAACTCAAACCGCCCTTCAGTGGCTACTGACCTTAACGAGACTTCCCTAGAAGCCGCCGTTATTCAGATGGCTGGTTGGACGGATGAGCGTGGTCTATTGATTGCTGCTAAGCCTAAGAAGCTGATTGTACCTGCGTCCTTGCAGTTCGTAGCAACTCGTTTGCTAGATACTGAAAGTCGTGTAGGAACTGCTGATAACGACATAAACGCCTTACGAAACAATGGTTCAATCCCGGGTGGTTTCTGTATTAACCATTACCTGACGGATACCAACGCGTGGTTCTTGTCGTCTGACGTACCTAATGGTCTGAAGCACTTCGTACGTACTCCTATGAGTACGTCTATGGATGCTGACTTCGATACAGGTAACAGCCGTTATAAGGCTCGTGAGCGTTACTCATTTGGTGTGAGTGACCCATTGGCTATCTTCGGTAGTGCTGGCGCATAACGCTAGTTAGTGAATGAGCCCTCCTTAGTGAGGGCTTTTTTGTGCGTGTATATTAAGTTGACATATGTGCCCACACAAACTACTCTATGAGTTACTAGGAAACATTGCGCACTCGACGGACCTAGCCGACGACATGCAGACAAGTGCGCACAACTTGCATGTGAGGAATCACTTATGTCTAGCACTACATTTTCAGGTCCAGTAACTTCGACCGCTGGTTTCGTTGGTGCCGTAACTGGCACTCTAACGGGTACCGCAATAGTTACTACGTACACCGTAGCTAACGCCCCTTCTGCCGCCACTGCTGGCGCAGGTTCTGTTGTCTTTGTTTCTAACGGTGCTGCCGGTGCTGCTATTTTAGCATTCTCCGATGGTACTAACTGGAAGCGTTCAGACACAGGCGCAACTATTGCCGCTGCATAACGGAGGTACTGACAATGAGTCATACTGATGTAAGTTCGGTAACACTTACCGCAACAGGTACCGTACATACGGGGTTAACTCGTATCCGTGGTATTTACTTTGTATCCTCTGGCGTCGCTGGCAGCATCACTATTAAAGATGGTGGTGCATCAGGCACGACGAAGATTCTAATGGCCACACCCGCTGCTGTAGGCTCGGATAATATGCTTATGCCGTCCAATGGTGTATTGTTTCGTACTGATGCCCACGTTACGTTGAGTAATGTGACTTCAGCGACGTTTGTTCACGGGTAACAGGGATGGCTACTTCAGGCACAAGTACGTTTGACATGAGTTTTGCAGAAATTGCAGAAGAGGCATGGGAACGCGCTGGTAGGGAAATGCGTTCAGGGTACGACCTCAGAACTGCACGCCGCTCCATGAACCTGATGACTATTGAGTGGCAGAACCGTGGGATTAATATGTGGACTATCGAGGAGGGTACTTTACCTCTCGTCGAGGGCACCGCAGAATACACGTTACCTGCGGACACTATAGATCTTCTAGATCACGTGGTACGTACAGGTAACGGGTCTCAGGCTACTCAGCAGGATATAAACATTAATCGTATAAGCGTCAGCACGTACGCTTCTATCCCGAACAAGCTATCTCGTGGCCGCCCTATTCAGTTATGGATACAACGACTACGAGATGCCCCTAAAGTTACATTGTGGCCCATCCCCGATTCTGATAGCTATACGTTACAGTACTGGAGGCTACGCCGGGTGCAGGATGCAGGTAATGGTGCG